GTAGACAGCGCCGGAAATTTATTACCACCAACTGACATCAACATAGTCAAACAATATAACCTAACTGCCGGCGGCAACAATTATGTCATTGGACAAGAAGGTCCCGTAGAAACAGCGTGGATACGCAGCAGTGACTATCCGTTTGCCGTACAAATGGCCATAGCCATGGCCAAACCTGCCAGTTATTTTGGAACACAGTATGATACATCGAGATTCTATGTCAGCGAAATCACGGGTCAATTTAGTAGTGCCACCAATGAAAAAATTAACCCTGCCGATTTAAAAATCAACGGAGACACACGCACCGGAACTGTCCAACGCACCAGTGGATACATTAACTGGATTGCTGATGTTATTAAAAACGTTGGCATAGATCCAATTGAAAAAATTTCTAGTTATTTAGAAAATTTAAGTGTTAAACTAAATTACAAAGTTGGCGGATTCACTGACAAAAATATTCTAACAGTCACAGCAGAACAAACTACCCCAGGTGCCAAACGTGCTGGAGTTATCATACCTGACAGCAATTATGATGTATATCTGAATAAATCAATACCTGTGTCTGTAGTTACCTATAGTGCAGTAATAGTGCAACGTACCAATGTCGGATATAGCGTGGTCGGATACAACACCAATGATCCATTCTTTACAATTTTGCCCAGTGTCGCCAATAACAAAGCAGAGACAATCACAGTAGGCGACGTCAGCGCCAAACTGTATCAAGACACCACAAATCGCACAATATCAGTGCCATATGGTACAACCTACAGTAACATACAACAATTAAGTGACTTCTTGATCAGTTATGAACGATATCTCGAAAGTGTTGGATTTGTATTTGATCAATTTGACAAAGATCTGCAAGAAGTAAAAAACTTTAGGACCAGTGTCAAAGAATTTTTATACTGGAGTCAACAGGGCTGGGAAGTAGGCACCATACTGGTGCTAAATCCAACAACAGATCGACTGTTATTAAAAACATCCGGCACAGTGGTAGACGAAATAACCAATACACTAAACTCAGGACGCATATTGGATCAAAATTTCTTGCCTATCAAGAGTGGAAATTTTAACATTGTAAGAACTGAAAATTTTGCATTTGGTAACCAATTTGGTATAACCACACTCAACGGAACAGGTATATGTTTTGCCAGTCTAAATCTGGTTCAATTTGAGCATGTGTTGGTATTTGACAACGAAAGCGACTTCGGTGACATTATCTATGTGCCATCGCAAGGAGTAAGACAGTATCGATTAAGTTTGTCAGGAGCCAAGACCGGAGCCTGGACTGGCGCATTAAGTGCCAGTGGATATATGTACAATACTACAAATGTCAGTGGATGGACTGCTGGCACAGACTATCAAGTAGGCGACATTGTTACTTTTAATAATAACTATTATACCGCACTCAATTCTATACCGGCCACTACAAAATTTAATTTGACAGAGTGGGCACAAATTCAAGAATCTGATTTAAAGACTGGTCTATTGCCAAGCCTTGGTCTGTTAGCACAACAGTCAGAAAACATTTATAACGTTGATCGACCACCAGACAACGAAACATTACAGTTATTCAGTGCAGGCTTAATTGGATTCCGCCCAAGAGACTATTTAACTGATTTGGGCATTGGTACCGCAACACAAACAAAATTCTACCAGGGTCTCATCAAAGAAAAAGGCACACTAAACTCTATCACTGCCTTGACCAAGGGTAACTTTGACAACGTATCAGGTAACATCGCAATTTTTGAAGAGTGGGGATTCAAAGTTGGCGACTACGGCGACTTAGATGGCAATCAGTTTAAAGAATTCGTGCTGGATCAATCTGTTTTCAACACCAACCCTGTGGCATTTACTCTGGGTAACACATACTCTGCTGGCAACATAATTGTTAATTTGCAGGCCAATGCCAATTTGACCATATCAAACGTGTACAATTCTAGCAATTTGTCCAACACCAGTACCGCAATATACAGCAACAGAGATAAAAGTTTTTACATCAACGATTTGCCTACCGCAGGATATGTGCATGTTGATGATACAGATTTAACAATTTTTAACATCAATGAATACAATCAAAATCCTGATGTGGGCATTGGTAGTAAAATTTGGACAGCCAAAGACACCGGCAATAATTGGAACGTATATCGTGTAACAGAAACCGACATTTCTGCCACAACACTGACCTATGTTTTAGATGATTATGCACAGTTATTGTTCACAGACAAACACTCATTCCAGGTTGGAGATCTATTAGTATTAAAAGGATTCCAGGTCGCCTATTTTGATAACTCTATTTTAGAAAATTTCAGTACCAACTATGATAACATTTATAAAATAGTTGATGTTGTTAATCAATTAACAGTTACAGTACAACTAAAAGACACCGCCGCATTGTCTAACTTGATTGCGACCAGCCCAGTCGTCAGCGAAGCGGCAGTTTATAAATTAGTATCGTCTAAAGTGCCAACTGTGACAGCGATTGACGGTCTTTTACCATTGCACGGATGGATTGATAACGACAGGATCTGGGTTGACACAGCTACCACTGATGCAGGATGGGGAGTCTACACGTTCAATCAGGCCTGGCCCAACACAGCCTCGGGTAATTTGACAGCCAATACAGTGACAGCCAATGATAGATTTGGTAGCCAAGTGACTATCAGCACCACCGGCAAATATTTTTATTCTAGTAATCCTGCACAAAAACAAGTGCAAGTGTTTGCTAATGTTGCTGGCAACTATAGTGCTAACATTACAATCTCCAACTCTGAAGCAAAATTTGGAAGCGTGTTAGAATCTCAAGGTAACTTGCTAGCCGTGGCTGCTGCAGGTAATGTTTATGTGTATAGACAAAACGACAGCACCACCGCCAACACCATGGCCATTCCGTGGGTACCCAACGCTTTCCCAACACTGGGAACAGCCTGGACAGCCAATACTGTAATTGCTATCAACACCCAAATTAGCAACGGATCAAACACCTATATAACAACAGGCAATGTGTATGGTGCCACGTTTGCCAATATTATATCAAATACACGGGCAGTAAGTTTTATTCCTGTTAATTCCATAATATCTTATCTGAGTAATATCTATGTTACTACGGCCAACGTTTGTCCAGCCAACGTATTTTTAGTAACCACAGCAGAAAAATTTGCTTCAATTACTTCTAATGTGCGTTTGATCGATGTTTCTGCTGGCAACGTTCAATTGTTGCAGACCATTACCACAGGCAACATGGTTGGTAATATTTCTAGTGTGGCAATGAGTGCAGACATGAAACAGATATACATTGGCGGAAACGATCGTGTTGAAGCCTACACCACAACCAATGGCGCTTGGGCCAACGTCAAGTACACCTGGGCCAATGCTGTTACAGGCACTGGTGCCTTTGGTAATGTGGTCAAAACTGATACCAATGGTGGTCGTATATTGGTTGGAGCACCAACAGCTACAAACACTTATGATCAAAATGGAAATGTGTATTATTACACAGCCAACCTAACAACCAATGCCATCACACTGACACAGACTCTGAGTAGCGAATATAAGAATCAAGGCACACAGTTTGGATACCAAATTGGTGCAGACAGCACGGCCGCTAATGTGTTTATTGGTGCTCCTGGGTCACTGGGCACTGATAAGTTCTATGGCGTAGTAGAACATTGGACACATGATGGAAATGTTTATGTTCGTGCTGGAAATGTGTCTCGCCCAAGAGACCAATCGGGTGCATTTGGTACCACTGTCAGCGTCAGTTCAGATGCAAAATTTGTTGCAGTAGGCAGCCGTGGTAGCGCCAGCGAAGAAACAACTGTGTTTGACAATTCCGACACAGTGATCGACAACAATTCTACAAAATTTATTGATTCTATTGTGGCCAGTGGTAGTGTTTACGTATTTGAGTCATTGATGAATCAGTCCAATATCGCTGATGTTGTGTATTCGTTTACACAAGAATTAGAAACCGGCAGATATGCACAATTGGAAAGTGGCGACAACTTTGGAGCTGCTGTTGCGGTTGCTCCGGGATTGTTATTGGCCAGTGCACCTGAATCAGATTTGGCATCGGGCGTAGTGTATACATTTAACAATTTAACAAATACACCGTCTTGGCAGTTGACAAGAAGTCAATTGCCTCAAGTTGACATTGACAGCATTAACAGATCATTTATATACAACAAATCAAATAATAATTTAATTGCACCATTGGACATTGTTGATCCGGCCAAAGGTAAAATTTTAAGCGGTGTGGCCAGCGACATTGATTATCGATTGGATCATGATCCTGCCACCTACAATGCCGGCACACAAGACACATATCAAGATTACCATTGGGGGCCTGCACAGGTTGGTCGTATATGGTGGAATCTTGACAACCTACGATATACAAATTACGAACAAGATTCTTTGATTTATAGATTAAATCACTGGGGCGATCGTTTTCCTGAAAGTAAAGTGGAAATTTACGAATGGATAGAAAGTTCTGTATTACCTAGCGAATTTGTTGCCGGCGGAGAATCTGGCGTACCCTTATACGCAGACGACTCAGCTTACAGCACATATGGATACGTAGATCAGTCTGGTGCAGTACGTGTCAAGTATTACTTTTGGGTAGCTCTTAGAGATCAAGCCAACACTCGTGCTGGCAAACAAAACAGCGTTGTTGCTATTACCGCAGCAATTGAAAATCCACAAAATCAAAATATACCGTACGCTACAGTTTTGCGTAACGACACAATAGCTTTATATAATGTTAAAAATCTATTGGTAGGAAAAAACAGCGTCCTGCATCTAGGAAGTCAAAGCAATCAGGCTGGATTAATACACAGCGAATATGCACTGGTGCAAGAAAATAGTGCCAGTAGTCAATTGCCAGAGTCTATTATTAATAAAGCATTTGATAGTCTATGCGAAGAAGATATCGAAGGAAATCCTGTTCCTGATCCTAGCTTACCGGCTAGCCAGCGTTATGGTATCAGCATACGTCCTAGACAGACCATGTTTGTTGATCTGTATGCTGCACTAGCAAACGTTACAACTTTGGTCAATACAAAATTATATTATTATCCGGTCACACAGCGTAAAGTATTGACTTTACTCAACAGCGAAGAAGCTCCACCAAGCTCACGCACCGGACAATACGATTTGACTGTTGATACCAAACTTGAATTGTCTTACATTACTACCAATGGCCTGGCCGTTGGATATAAAGTTTTGGTGCTCAATGATCCAACCTATCTCACCAAGTGGGCAATATACAATTGGTCGGGCACAGCCTGGGCAGTACCTGTTGCCGGTACACGTCCACTGGGAAATGGATTGTATGGCAACTGGGTGCAATCATACAAGACCAGTCTTTATTGGAATTACATTGATTGGTATTCGGCCGATTTTGATCCCACCACAACAATCAATATCACTGTGGCAGACAACTTAGAATTTGGAAAACTAACTCTACAAGCAGATACCTATATCAAGGTTCTCAATGCCGGCAATGACAAATTTGCTATCTACTACATTGATCAAAACTTAAATCGTGTTACTGTGGGATTAGAGTCTGGCACTATTCAATTACCTGCAGCTGAAGCATTTATTCCCGGAAAAGAGTTCCGTAAAATTTTACAAAGCCTACAAACTGAAATATTCATTGACGACTTGGCCGCAGATTTTAATGAATTATTTTTTACTTTGATCAAGTATGCGTTAGTAGAACAAAAAAATCTTGATTGGGTATTTAAAACCAGTTTTATCAGTGCCACGCAATACATTCGTAAACTTGAACAATTTGCCAGCTACATCACCGATAACCAAGACTTTTATCAAAGTTACATCAACGAAGTTAAACCATACCGCACAATCCTGCGTGAGTTCAACATCAACTATCAACGAGACGACGAATTTGGCGGCGACATAACTGACTTTGATTTAGCACCATATTGGGACAGCAACATCAATGTGTATCGTAGTCCCAGCGGCGAACAGAGTTATGACGCAGGATTATTAAACAACCGTGTTTATTACGACTGGAAAAACAATTATGCCAATGGCGTAGTTGACATCGTGGTTGGCGCAGGCGGTTCTGGGTATGTAACTGCACCGCAAATTATTATATCAGGCGGCGGCGGCACTGGTGCCAATGCTGTGGCACAAATAAACGGACTCGGTCAATTGGCCAACGTCACCGTTGTCAATGCCGGCACCGGTTACACCAGCAGTCCCGCAGTTATTATCAACGGCACCGGTACAGGTGCAGTGGCCACCGCTGTATTACGCAATGTGTTTGACGGCAACGATCAAGGACACAATGTGGTTCGCAGCATTAAAACCAGTATTAAATTTGATAGATTGACCTATGATATCAAGCGACCCGCACAATGGGCAAACACCATTGCAGAGTCAACCGGATTAACCAACACCAACGCAGCAGTTATGTGGGATGAAGTTACAGCAGGTCAGGTGATAGCTGCAAATACCGTTATAAATCTTGGTGGAGAATTATATCAATTATCAACTGTGCCGCACACAGTCAGTGCCAACGTTGATTTCCCGCTGGCCAATGTATCGTCAATCAATGCTGGAATATTGCCAACAGCCAACGATCGTATTGTGGCCTACAACGGAAATGTTGATCTAAGAGCCAGTGCTGAAGGAATGGATTACCCGGGTGTCATAGTTGATGGCAGCACATACTTTGCATATGATACCGTCACCGAATGGACAGCAAACACTGACGTTGCCACAGATACACAAATTTCATACAACGGAAATGTTTACATTGTGACAGGAAATGTGTATGCTGGATATTTTGCCAACATTGTAGCCAATGTCACACAGGTCAGTGGAGAAAAAATTGACGCCATAATCCAAAGTAGATTTGCTGACAATCTAGGTTTAGACTCTGGTAACATTTATGTGGATGGCGGCGAGTATGTTGATAGATTCAGCAGCCATGCTCCAGAAGAGCTAGTTCCTGGGCACATGTTTGACAGCCTAAATCTAAAAGTATTTTCAAATACAGCACCTGCAACCAATGAATATGCATTTAGATTGTTTGACAACATGAGTGAAGATCATACCTTCTATAGAATCAGTGATGCATACACAACCACACTGACTAGAGATTTGCTAATTGCCGATGACAAGATATTTGTAACTGATGGTACACGTTTACCAAACCCCAATAGAGATGCAGGCATTCCCGGTGTGGTTTTTGTCAATGGTGAAAAAATTAGCTACTATAGAAACTATGCTCAAGAAACAATAACCGCCTGGACAGCAAATGCCACGATCCCAACAGATACCTTAACATCATTCAACGGAAATGTTTATCTAACACTGGGTAATGTGTACGCACCAAATACTCCTTGGACGGCAAACACAACCTTTGCTGCCAACAGTTATGTGTACTTCAGCGGTAACAGTTATCGGATTACCGGAAATGTCAACGCACCATACTTTGCCAACATTAGTGCCAATACTGCATTGATATATAACAATGAAAATTCAGGATTTGCCACGATAAGTTCTAATGTTGCATTGATTGCCAATACCGCCAATGTACTAGGACAGATACGTCGAGCCACCGATGGAACTGCACCCAATGGTCTAAACACCACACCGTGGACCACTAACATAGTACTACCTACCGGCACATATATCACATACAATAGCAACACTTATGTGACCACTGGAAATGTTTACGGATTTAATATACCGTGGAGATCCAATATTGTGTTGGCTGCAAACACCTATTTCTTTTATGGATCCAATGTGTATCAGGTGTCCAGTAATGTTGGCGCCAATGTATACGGTGTTAGTTTTGCCAACATCAGTGCAAATGCAAATGTAAAATACACCGGACGCATAGACTCGGGGTATGCGAGTATAGAATCTAATGTTCGATTGTTGTACACAGGCACAAATAACATACGACATCTTGCTAACACTAGAGTAGTAGACGCCAGTGAACAACAAACTATACCGGATATTGTGGTCAGTAATACCAATATAGTTGCAACTACAGCAGTTAATACAACATCCAATGTCTCATTGAGATTGCGACTAAACGGTAATATCACTGCCAACATTGGCGATTATATTTTAACAAATATTGCCAATTTACGCTTGTTAGAAACAGTGACAACTGCATCAAACATAGCAGTATTGCCACACACAGGAAACATTTTTGCAGGCAATGCTAATGCAATTTCCGTCGTTAGCAGAATTACAGGAAATGCATCGGCTACCACAGCCCGAGTGATGTATGCCAATGTGTTAGGACAAGTAAGCAGCGTTGGTAATGTGACTGTGTCAGCCAATACTTATGTAACACAAAGTAGTATTTGGTACGGAAATGTCACAAATGCGTTCTACGGAAATACTCTTGCCAACAGCACTACAGCACAAGCTTCATTCTTGATGGCATCACCAGGATACACACCATGATAAATACTGATAACAAACAAAATTTAGAGGAAACAGCAGTGGAAAATACACAAAAACAGCCAGACGATACGTCCGGCATTTATGTCCGTGGGCATATCAAAATATTTGATCCAGAATCTGGTGAAGTTTACATCGACAAGTCCAACGCTATTCACTACGAAAACTTTAGTCGTGCATTGGCCAGTAGTGTGGCCAACAAAGGACAGAATTTTATCTACGAAATGGTGTTAGGCAACGGCGGAACCAGCGTCGACACCACTGGTATTATCACATATCTTCCCACAAATACCCTGGGACAAAGCTCAAACTTGTACAATCCCACATTTAGTAAAATTGTAGACAATACCGCGGTTGCTAACCTTGACCCAGTCAACAACAAAATGACTGTGGCACACATTCCTGGTACAATTTACACAGATATTTTAGTTACCTGTCTGTTGGACTACGGCGAGCCAAGTGGGCAGGCCCTGTTTGACAACAGTCAAAACTTAAACAGCGAATATGTGTTTGACGAACTAGGACTTCGTGGTCGTAGTACAGATGGTACTACAGGTTTAACGTCGACTGGTTTGTTACTAACACATGTGGTATTCCACCCTGTACAAAAATCCCTAAACAGATTAATTCAAATAGACTATACTGTGCGTATTCAAACACTGACTAACCTTAGCTCGATAGGATAACGCCATGAGTTATATTGTTAATAAAACGGATGGGTCAGTGCTAACAACACTACTGGATGGTACCACCAACACAGAAACTGGCTTGACCTTAATAGGTCGTAATTACACCAGTTACGGTGAAATTCAAAATGAAAATTTTGTTAGGTTGTTGGAAAATTTTGCCAGCACATTGCCACCTGGACAAAGTGTGGGCTTTGCTCCAATTGCCGGACAGCTTTGGTGGGACACCACAAACCAGCGTCTGCGTGTTTATAATGGAACAGAATTTGTCAACGTCAGCGAAAGAACCGTTGGCGCAACAGCACCTGCCACAGTTAAAACCGGTGACCAGTGGTGGGATACCGCAGACCAACAGTTAAAACTTTACAGCGGATCTGCTTGGACTGTAATAAATCCTCCATACTCGTCTTCACAAGGCAAAACTGGATCGCTAGTTGAAACAGTAACAGATACCAGCTTGAGTTCTCATACTGTGGTCAACACTTACACCAATAACAATTTGATTGCGGTGGCCAGTTACGATCCTGCATTCCAAACTGGTGCATACAGTCAGTTTAGTTTTATTCGTCCTGGCATTACCCTGGCCTCCAATGTGATGTTGCATGGTAATGTGATGAACAGTTTACAACTGGGTGGCAGTTGGGCCAATGCTTTCCCACGCACCACTGCAAGAACAGATTTTTTATCAGATCTTGGCGTTGTGGGCAATTTGGTAATTGCCAATGCCAATGTTTTCTACAGTAGCAATGCATTTGTAGTAACCAATTCTGTACTAGGCGGCAACGTTGACATTTATGTCAATACCACTCTAGGCAATACTCGTGCATTTAGAATCAACGGTGCCACTGGCATGATCACTGTGTCTGCCAATCCAACCAACAATTTGGGTGTAGTGACCAAAACATACGCCGATGATATTCAAGTGGCATTAAACACCAGCTTGGTAGCCAACATTGCCAATGTCAATGCCAACGTTGCTCAGTTACGTAGCGATACATTTACGGCATTAACCACCAACGTCAGCATACTAACATCTGCTACCAATCAATTGCGTACAGATACCAATGCCAATGTTGCGGCCTTGGACACAGCATTCAAAGCCAATGTGTCCTCTATAGATTCTAACCTGGCCAACAAGACCACACGTATCGCAAGTCTTGAAAGTGACATAGTTCTCAAGTCTACCATTGCCAGTCCTGCATTTACAGGTACACCAACTGCTACAACACCAACAGCCAGTGATAACAGTACACGTATTGCAACCACAGCCTATGTGGATGCAGCCGATCTAATTGGTACCAACTATACCAATACCGTAGTCAATGCTCTAGCAATCACAACAGCAGCAAATTTAGCTGTTGGCTTATCCAGTAAATCTAATATTGTCAGTCCATCATTTTCTGGAAACGCAACATCAGAGACCCCGGTATCAACAGATAATAGTACAAAGATTGCAACCACAGCATTTGTTCGTGGTGCCATTACTGGCAATTTAACTCGTTGGCAAGGCAGTCGCTATACTGTAAGTACCAGCGGTCCCACTGGCGGAGATGATGGAGATTTTTGGTTCCAGATCGGCTAGACTATGGCACGAGGAATCTTTCAAAAAATCAATGGTATATGGAAGCGGGTAATTGCTCCGTCGTATAAAGATAATGGCACGTGGAAATCCGTGCAAAAAGGATTTGTTAAACGAGACGGAGTTTGGCAACAGTTCTACCCCAGCGATGTCATTGCTGATATATTGGTAGTAGGTGGAGGCGGCGGTGGTGGAGTTGGTTATGGATATGAAGGCGGTGGTGGTGGCGGAGCCGGCGGAGTTGTATTCCAGGAAGATCAAACTTTATCGGTAC